GTGTTAAGATGGCTTCCAAGGCCGCTCCCCGCGCAGGTGCTGCGAAAGGCCAAGGCGCTGGTATGGGTGGCTACAATTCTGGCGCTGTTAACAAGGCTATGTCTTCTGTTAAAGGTTCTGGTGGTGCGCCCACGTACTACTGTGGCGGCTCTAAGATGGGACGATAATTATGGCTATTGATCATGAAGCTCATAAAATACGAATTAAAGCTGTTTCCGATCGCATGAATCATCCGATGACGTATAACGATGCTGGTGCACTTAAAGAAAGTGGGTACATGAGCAAAGAGCAGGCGCAAAGAGCTGATTCAGAGTACAAAGCTAGACGTTCTGCCGTTGAGCGCGAAGGGCTTGAATTAAGAGCCTCTTTAAAGCATAAGAAAAAATAATGAACCACAAGCAATACATGCAAACCGTAAAAGAGTACAGCCAACGCAGTGGTCACTCTATTAACTACTACGATGGCGGTTATTCTGCTACTGACACAGGTAGCACTAAAAAGCGTCCTGTGCAGAAAGGCTCGCTTGCTAAAGATAAGATGCGGGATTTACTGGGTAAGCGTGTCAATGCGGATAAGCGGTTGAATACTACTGGTGTTGAAAACGATATTTAGTTTGTGGGTGCCAAGCACCCACTGCCTAATCTTCACGCGATAACTTGTATTCTTCTATGTAACGTTCCTCATCATCGTATTCCTTGTCGTAGTCGTAGTCTGATGTGTAGTAGTAGTCATCTTCGTTTAATGGGCGTTCTTGTTCTTGGTCCATTTTATTTTCCATTAATTTTTGCATCACGTAATTCTGATTCAATTTTATGTAAAGTCTCAATCTGCTCATTTTGCACTGCATTGTCGTACGTATCTTTTAAAAACTGTTCCGCACCACTATCTAATGCATCGCCTAGCTCATAATCACTAGCAAAAGCGATTTGCGTACATAAAAATAATAAGATTATACAGTATTTCATTTTTACATCATCATAAAATCAGTTACTTTTGCGTCTATCAGCTCGGCAATCTTCTCAACAATAGCATTGGCTTGCTGTAATGGCATCGAATAAAACTGCTTTACTAGTGACCGCTCTTCCCATGTTAGTGTAGTGTCATCCATTAGCTGTTCATATAGCTGTATGTGATTCATATGTTACCCCTTATCGTTGTTTGTATGCGTGTATGTTAAGCTAATGTTAACTGTATGTAAAGTGGTATTCACATAACAAGGTACAAAATTATTAGTTTTTGCAGTGTGCTATACCCATATTGTTTTTAATGTTTTAATATAAGTATACTTATTAGTGCGGTGATGAACTTATGATAGAAAGTAAAACAAGAGAAGATAAGAAAAAACACGGCCTATCAGGTCAACCAACTACGTTTACAGTTGAAAAAGGCCAAGTGATTGTGGATAGGGTGCGTACGCATTTATCCATATATAATGCAGCGGCTAAAGCGCGCGAGCATCATCAAACTGTGTTCAATTGGTTGAAGTATGGTGAGCAAGATTTGCTGGCTGGAAAAGACACAATGTTCTCACGGTTCTTTGCAAACGTGCGAGAAGCGCGTGCAAATAAGGTGGGTGAATTAATAGAAATCATCGAGTCTATGCCTAAAAGTTGGCAGGCTATTAGCTGGCTTTTAGAGAAGTGCGTGCAAGAAGAATTCGGACGTGATTCAGAGCTTTACAAGCAATTATTGGAAGATTATAAACTACTTATCCAAGCAGGTATAGACAATGGAGTGAATAATGGCAGAAAAAAAGAGTAGTGCTAAATGGATACAAAAAGCATTGCCTAAATCATCAAAGGGTAAGCTGCATAAGGAATTACACGTGCCGCTAGACAAGAAAATACCAAAAGCCAAGCTCAAGGCTGCCGTAAAAAAGGGTGGTAAAGAAGCTAAGCGTGCTAATCTTGCAATAACTCTTGGAAAACTCAACAAAAAGAAATAAGGATATATTATGCAAATGGAACAGGTTATTAGTGATATCGAATCTACCCTTGCCAATAACGGTCTTGTTAGCGACTTAGTGAAGAAGATTATGGCGGCTATATTGCCAATGCTTATTACACTTATTGAAGCAGAGCTTAAAAAGCTGTTTGGCGTGGAATAATCGTGTACATTAAGCTGTATAAAGATAGGCAAAGTGAATCATCTTATCTAATCCAACACATACTTGAAGACGACCCTAAAATATTGGGTCAGTTACGCATACAAACGCAAGACAAAGACTTTATCTACGTGTCTGAAGATGAGTTATTTGCCGTTATAGACAGCTACTTTAAGGGAATACAAAATGAAAAAGAAAGCCGGAATGACAAAAAAAGAAGATATGAAGCAAGACAAGAAGCTTATAGGCAAGATGATTAAAGAATCCGAAAAGAAAGACGTTAAGCGCGACGCTAAAATGGTTAAGACGGCTATAAAAAAGAAGGTGAAATAATGCCACTTATTAAAAACGCAAAGCCTGGAACTAAGGGATTTCGCCAAAATATAGAAACTGAAATTAAAATTGGTAAGAAAAAGCCCAAACAGGCTGTGGCGATAGCGTATGCAGAGGCTAATAAAACAAAAAAGAAGGGTAAAAAATGACATTAGAAGAAAAACAAGAGTCTTTAAGTTTATTGCGGGATAGTTTCATTCTATTTATGAATCAAATTATGAAAACGCAAGGCTCTCCAAACCAAATGCAACAAGCGTTTATACGTTTTGATGAAGGCCATATGTGGATGCAAAATGCCATCATTACCTATGAAGAACCAAAGGCTGAATAATGAAATCTAACATTAGTGGCGCAATGGAGTTGGCATTCAAAAAAGCAGTGGAAGACAAGCAGGCGACTAAAAAGCAGACTATTAAAGACGTTATGTTTAAGCCTGTGAAGCCTATTAAGAAAGCAAAGGGTAAGAGTGTATCCCATGAAAGTTAAGCGATTAGCGGAAATGTCAGAGCTTGAGAAGTCAATAATGCTTATGCTGTGGTCTGATATCCAGGGTTTGCCTAATGCAGACACATGGCGCAAGTATGAGCGCGGCTTTATCTTTGAAGACAAGCCATACCGTTACAAGTGCCGCTTTATGGTGCAGGGTGGTAACTTACGGTTATTGGATGCGTCTATTGAGCATGAACAGGTTATGATTGACTTAATGCATTAGGGCACACTCATGCGTATTTTCTACAATGTATTAACGCTACTGGATAATGTGTCGCGACTACTACTAAAGCCGGCTATATTGTTATTTATAATGCAGCTCAACTGGTTGCTTTATACTGGCTTTGAAATCTTATACAGTTGACGCATGATTTATATTTTCTGTTTTTACAACAAGTCCTCGGGCGTGCAAGCACGACTTTCGTTTAGCAAGGTCTTTAAGCACTGCAATATCATAAGTTACGATGGTGACATTTGGCTTGCCACTGAATTTGATAGGCAGGGCATACACAATCGTAAGATTAATGCATCCTGCACCAATGCGCTGATACGCGGAATGAAATATATTACAGAGCTTACTGCGTTGGTGGTAGTTGAAGTTGAGGAGCGTGCGTCAATACGATGGAAGCCTTATATTGTTCGTAGTTGTAATGAGCTGGACAGGTATATATCGGGCATAGATATTGGGTTTACTTTTAATCCGTTACATCTATACAATAAGCTTATGCAAAATGACGGTACAAATTATACTATTTTGTACAAGTGGGAGCGGTGACATGGGTATTTTCGGCGGCAATTCAAGTCGTAATCAGCAACAAAGTGCGAGTGATGAGATAATACGAAAACAATTCAACCAAACTCAGCAAGAATTGGAGCAAAAAAGAAAGGCTTTATATTCGGAGCGTTTAGATATTATTAAAGCGCAAGGCGGTCAAACTTGGCACGGGAACAGATAAACATGCAACCACCTGAGAATTTCCATAAGCTAAACGACCGCTTTCAGCAGGCGCGCTACTACAAGGATAGATGGTTGGCGCTGTATAAGAACTTATACTTTTACGTTATTCCGGATAGAGATGCGTTCAACATTAAGTTTAATTACACGGACACCGGAAAGCCGGTGACCAATATGATATGGGATAACACAGCTGTGCTTGCTGCGTACCAGCGGGCTAACGACTTACACGGCTTACTTATGCCGAAAGACCGTGTTTGGGGCAAGTACGTTCTTGACCCGCATATGTATGATGAAGTCGACATACAAAAAGGACAGCTTGCATTGGATAAGATAAATGAGCGCATCATGTTTTATCTTAATGAATCTAACCTTGCGCGTGTTGTTGGTTCTAGTAACCTGGATTTGGTGGGTGGCACTGGCGTTATATGGATTGAATCGCCTAGTGACGAGACTCCGTTGTACTTTAGGTCAATACCTGCTGTTGCTCTTTATATTGAATACTGTAACGATGATTTAATACGCAACTGCTGGTATGTGGCTAAGATGACGGGTCGTGGTGTTCTGGATACATTCCCTGATTACAAGGGCAACCAGTACAACAATCTTAAAGACAATCCCAATGACACGTACAGCGTTAACTACGGTCAAGTTGAAGTAGGAAAAGATGAGTATTATATATATGCTGTTCTTGATGACGACCCATTCACTGTGCTCTGGGATAGATACAGTGATTATAGGCAAATCATTGTATATCGAGACAGAGTGCGCCCAGGAGAAGCAGAGGGGCGTGGTATCGGTTTAGATATGATGCCTACTATTATGGATTTAAACCGAACTGTTGAGTACTCACGCAAGAATTTAGCATTTAAAGCTAATCCACCTATGTTTTACGATGCGGGCAGTTATTTTAACCCGTATTCAGTACGCCAATGGTCTGGCGCCATGATTGCACGCCAGCCTAATGGAAGGAACCCGCTTGAAGCGTTACAGATGCCTGAATACCCTAGTGTATTTAATGAGATATTGCACATGCAGGAAGTTATACAGAAGGGGTTTATGGTAGATCCACTTGGTGAATTACAAACTCCGGTACGTTCTGCGACTGAAATATCGATTCGTGAAAACCGAGCGCAACGAACAGCCAGCACAGACATATCAAGATTAATAAACGAATTACCAAGACAGATTTTTGAAGTGGCAGCGAAAATTTTAAACGCCCGTGGATTACTGCTAAAGCCAAAAGAAGTAATACCAGGATTTGAGCCAAAGAAATTAAGATTTGCATTTCAATCCCCATTGTATGATTTACAGAATCAATCCGATTTGAATCATCTTATAACCAGCATGCAAATCAAACAACAGTTTTACGGTCAGTCAGCCCCAATGATTAGTACTGATATGTTTGAAGTAAACCGATTTATCATGGACAAATTAAACTTACCAGCCAAGCTTTCTGTGTCAGACGAACAACTAAAACAAACACTGGCGCAAGCAGCAGAAGCACAGCAAGCACAGTTACAAGGCGCACAACCTACTACAACGGCAGGCCAGGTGAAGTTCCCAGAGGCACCGAATATTACTATATAAGGCAGTGATATGATTGAACAGTTACTAGATGCAAAACTAATTACGCCCAGTGAGTTTAAAGTATACAAGTTATTTGCTAGTGAACTCGGCCACGAATGCTTAAAAGAAATGATGCAAGAGTTATTCTGGGAAGAACCAGAAGAACATTCCATGACAGCTGGCGTACTTGGATTTTATGAAGGAAGGCGTTCTGTTATACGTGCTATACGTGCAACAGTGGAGAAGGTACAAAAGGTAATTGATAATCAACATTTAAAGGATGGGGAACACGAATGAGTGATACAGATAACGAAATAAAATTATACGCTGGTAAGTTTAAATCCATTGAAGACTTAGAAGCAGGCTATAACAATGCCGCTAAAGTTTATCAAGACAACGAAGACTTAAAGAAACGCATTGAAGAATCTACGCGTGTACCAGATGATTACCAAATACCAAGTGATGTAGCATTGCATGAATCCGATATCAACGACCTAAAACAAGCAGCTAAAGAAAGCGGGCTGACACAAGTGCAATTTGAGAAGCTAGCACTAAAACAAAACCAAAGTGTTAAAAGCAAAGTAGAGTCTTTCGAAAGTGCTAAAAAAGAAATTGGCGCAGACAACCTAAATCTATTACAAGACTTCATTAGTAAATCATTTCCGGACAAGGTTGCCGATAAACTATTAAAGGAGGCAATCAAAGACAAAGATTTACGCGCGCAACTTATGGAGCAACGCACAAAAGCGTTAAACTCCTCTGTTCCTGGAAGCAGCAATGTTTCTGTAGGGACGTATAACAACGTTACACACGAGGATGTTAAGAAAGCGCGTGATGTAATGATGGCAAGCCGTGGTCGCGCACGAGTTGAGGCACAAAAACGCTACGTTGCTTTGAGTTCGCAACTAGCCCATGCTAGCGAGTAGGTGACACGATGGCCACAACTGATGCAACAGCTGAGATATTGAACAAGTTACGAATTATGTACCCAGGCTATAAGTTTGAAATGAAGTTTTCTGCACAGCGTAAAGTGTATCAGTTGACTTCATACAAGAACGGCAAAAACTTAAGCACGCTAACACTTGAGCCTACCACACCCATGAATATTATATGGGAGTCTATTAAATTGTGGATGCGTCCTTTACTTAGCTACTAGGTAATTGCATAATTGACAAAACATCCGAAAAGTACATAAAATACAGATATTACAAGTTGTAAGCCCGTGTTACGGAAACCTTGCAGCTTGTGATCAGAATAATATTGGCCGGAATACCCGCAACCCAATAGTTATTGATAGGCACACGCTACAGGCGTGTATTTGTTTATACTATTGAGGCATATTATCATGGCTGATCAAATAGATTTAGCAACGGCGTCGCAACTGTTCGACACCGAAGTAACCATTCGTTACCAAAACAGTCAATACTTGGCTGACACAATCGAAGAGCGTCACGGCACAACTGGTGAAGCAACCAACGTACCTGTATCTGACATCATCGAAATGCAGAACCAAACGTACGCACCTGTTGACATCCCAGTCACTCCGGTTGATGCAACAAACGTAATGATTGTTCCATACAACTACGCATTAAAAACCGTTATCGGTGGTGGTGAGAAAACATTATTCGCATACGACAAAATCGTTGACCATGCAAAATTACACGCATTGGCAGCTGCTCGTATGGTGGATTACATTAAAATCAATGCGCTATACACCTCATCAGGCTTTGGCTCACTATTCACTGTTGATAAAACAGTAGGCGTAAACACAGGTATGAACGAAGGCAAGTTGGCACAAGCGTTATCGTACTTGGAAAACCAAGGCGTTAACGTGATGGACCACGCCTGTTCCTTATGGCTACCAGCAATCACTAAACAATCTATGCTGAATGACGATCGTGTTGTTAACATATTCTACAACGACGTTAGACCCTTGGTTGACAACAGATTGTCTAGCTACTTGGGTATCGACATCCGTACAC